TTGATATCCGGCTCAAAGTTTTGCAACTGAGTTGCTGCTCCCGGCGGGAGAGTAAAGGCATCCTTGTCGAGCATCAGGCCGCCGCCTAGCTTCACAACAAACGGACTCAGCAGTGAAGTATCTGGCATTAGACAGCCCTCATATAATCCTTACGATTAATCAATTCGATACGCATACGAGACAAGCCCTCCGTGTAATCACGAAGAGCAAGCTGTGAAAATTGAATATCTGAACGAAGCATGTGTGTGTAGTAACGAGCGCGATTGACGATTACATCGTGAAAGCGTTCCGGAATAGTTGGAGTATCTGTATTTGCCGACATGTCGCTTACTGTTTTGTAGTAATAGTACCTAACTGTATAGGTAGACTTGTCAGGCACAGGGGACAGACCCAACTTTTGATCTGGTGTTTTGTATATGAATTCTGGTAAAGCACGTGAACCAGTATCAGGATTTGTGTCGGCCTCATTACGTCGATCTAAGTATTCGTTAAATGAAAGGTATCTTAATTTTTTTTCTGCTGTTGACGCGGACTCTTGAACAGTAAAACTATCGTAATTAACCGTCTTTGCATCTGACTCCCGTGCATACTCTGCTGTTCCCGCAGTAGTAGTAAAAGACTGACTAACAACAGTAAACGGCCACTCAACTTCGGAGTTGATAATATCGCGCTGTGCCTTGTTGATAAAGTCCTTGACTGATGTCTGGATGCCTCGTGTCGTAGAGACTGTAGTAATCTCCACCTCATTGATCTCTCGTAGTACAGCGTTGATAAGTTGTAAGAATGTCATCTTAATACCCGTTAAGCCTTGCTATACAAATTTTCAAGCGCATCCAGTTTGTCTTGAGCATCTGCCCAGCTTGCGACTGCCTTGTCCATTTCCTCAAGCAGTTGCGGATGTTCACCGATAGCCGCCGGATTGTTTGTGTAATTTGCGTATACAAATAGCGCATCTTTTTTCTGAGCCTCGTACTTGTGCTTCAGGGCTTCGTAGGCAAGTCGTTTCATGTCTGTCTCCCTGTTAGTCATTATACACCTATTTATTTAAATTAGCAAGAATTATTTTCTTGACTTTTCGATTGCTTCAAATGTTTCGCGCATCGTGGGAGGTTTTTCGTTTTTGGGGTCGTACTTGCACTGTATCTCTTTGGGAAAGAATTCGTGAAAGTCTATCCAGACTTGATCTACGGTGTTGTTGGCTCCGTGATATATACAGACTCGTTGGTTGTCTATCTTAGTGCAGCCTTTGAGCCTACAGGTTACATACTCTGGGTCTGCAGCGTTAGCAACTGTGCCTTTGAGAAACAAAACAAAACCGAAAAGAAGACCTATACCAAAAGTAACCATGACTATCCATGCTACAATCTCTACAAACTTGTGCCTACGTTGCCGTTGTTTGTATAATGTTTCTTGACGTTGCTTGCGAATCTGGCCTTCCATGCGAACAAGTTCGTCCCACTTGGACTTACCCATCGTCATGCCAATCCAGTTTTGTAATTCTCTGCGTTGGCTTTCTGCCTTTTGTTTGGCAGCAAACGTCTCCATCGCTTCTTGTTCTACAGACTTACCGGCAAACAGCTTTTTAAAGATAGGAGGGTTTTTTGCCTCTTTCTCCAGCATGTCCAAATCAGACATGGCACCCATCCAGCGGGACAGATCAGAGGCCATTGCCTCAATATCACGTCCTACTTGAAAGCCCTTTTTGATTGCACCGAATGCAGCCGATGCGGTAGCCATCGCGCTAATGGGGTCCATCAGTATACCTTTACGTTGCCGTCTGTTATGAACTTCGGCACACAATATGCCGTTATTAGGTTGCCTTGTTTGTGTAGGGTTTGTGCGTACCAAACGCACTCTCGTAGGTCTTTGAAGTGCATGTCCTTGCTGACCAGCTTCTTGTCATCTCCTACGCCTACGAAAACAAACAGTAGAAAGACGTGTAGCATCTGTTTACAATTTAAACTCCAACAGGGGCTTTAGATTTTTTACGTAGTGACTGTCTTGCGTCTCTTGCTGTATACAAAGGATTATCTTGAAATTTAGTAATTCTACCCACAGCACTATTCGCTCTATTTTGAGTTTTTTGTTTTTGCACTAGGTCATTCATTACATCTGCGCCATCATTTGCAACTTCAGCACTGGGTGCTGCTTTTCTTGGGGGAAGCGTTTTATCAGTGTATTGTTTTTGTTTTAATTCTATAGGCATTTAAAACTCTCCTGACTTCATTGCATCAGACAACTTCTTGGCCCGCGACTTTACTTGACGTGCCCAACGAGAGTCCATCATCTCAATGCTGGCAGCATCAAAGTTGTTCTCGTGTATTGCATTCCACATCTTTTTGAATTTGCACAGGCGAGGCACACCCATGTTGAATGCCATGTCCATCAGGATAAGCTGGCGTACAGCATCTAGGTCTTTGACACAGGGATGCACTTGACACAACTCGTTCTCTACAATCTTGATGTCGTTCATAGCAAGGTAGCGGGCGTCTGCCTCACTAATACCGTTGGTATACACGATAGCCATGTTGGGGATGTCCATGTACTCCAGTTCTTCAGGGCTGATACCTCTGTCTTTGAGGTTGCGGCCTATACCGATAGTCTCTATACCCAAACTGTCTTCGTACACGGTAAGCACCATGCCCTCGTGTTCGATTAGTTTGTTTAAGAAGTGTGATGCGTTGTACTTCATTACTATATCATCCCTTTTCGTGACCCAGCCACACCGCAAATGCACCGGTCATGGCCCCCGTGACTACACTGACTAGACCTGCTTGTGCGTTTGTCGGATCGGGCAGAGTCATAAACCACTCCACTACTCTCCACGCTGATATCGACATCATTACCATCATCAGGCGAGGTAGTATCTTCCACTTGAGAAATCGTTCCATTGTGACTTCGGCCATGCTGCATTCCTTACTTGCACAAGTCTTCGTATTTAGTCGAGTGCAGTCTGTGCCGCGACAAGTCTCCTACGTAGTCAGGAGTAATCACGTGCTTAAATACGGCGTTTAAAATTTTTTTTATCAAGGTCATTTTTTTCCAAAGAATTTTGTTGCGCTGCGGACTCCAAAGCTTGCAGCAACAATAACGCCCAAGCTGTACTGGTACCATTCAGGCATTTGCTCCAGTTGTTGAAATCCATGTGATACGACATCTTCCATTCCGGGTATAAAGGCTAGTATTAGTGGCACAGAAAACAAGATGACTAGCCATTCATCTTTCCACGAGTTTTGGGCACCCTTGATTGCTTCTAAGTCCCAGTCAATCTCACCCGTCGCCTTTTTTTCCATAATAGCCGCTTCAGCTTTGGACGTTGCGACCTTCGCCATAGTCTTTGCTTTTTTTGTTTCAACCGTTCCTTCAAGCCACGTACCTGCTAGTTGTGTGATTGGTCCGATAAGTAGGTTTAGCATTTCCACCTCTTTCGTGCTTGGCGCAGACGGCTATTCGGATCTTTTGCAGCTTTGGGAAACTTCTTCATTTGTCCTGCAGAACGGGCACAAAATGATTTACGACGTTTGGCTGCTTTACTTCCGGGTTTTACTTTGCCAGTAACCGCTGTTTTTAGTTTGCTGCCGGGATTCTTGCGTCGATACGCTTTTACCCCAGCCTCTGTCATACCCGCGCCCTTCTTGGTAGGACGAAAGTTCTTTTTGTTGCGGGCGGGCATTTTATCAGGCTTTCTTGCCACTGGCCTTTTTCCTTTTTCTACCTGAAGCCGTTACAGACCACTTGACCTTTCCGGGTCCGGTCTTCTTTCTTGCTTCACTTTTGCTAATGCGCTTTGCAACTTTGGCTGGTCTACATGCAGGATAGGGACGCTTCTTCTTTTCAGAACCAGAACGACCACACTTCTTGCCGGTCTTTACATCCCGCCAGTCCTCTTTGAACCACTTTGTTAAACCGCCCTTTGGTTTAGCCATACCTAGTACGTTCCACCACGCTTCTTGTATGTACGAACAAGCCAAGCATTTGCATATGCTGACGGGTAAACATCGAACTTACGCTTTGCTTCTGCTTTCACACGAGCGTACAACGCTTTGTTTTTAGGTGTTGCGCCCTTTGATTTCTTCTTTGGTTTGGCTGGTGCTTTACGTGCCATAGGTATATCCCCCGCAAAGGTTATTGCTTATAACATGAATTTAATAAAGAGTCAAGGGGGCAAGTTGCCCTGCCCCCAAGAGTATTATTATGTTCCTGTAGAAACTGTAGCAGATTCTACGGGGTTCTGCGACACGTCACATACAACAGCGTGTACGCGGAAACGCAGTGCAGTTGTTCCAGATGATCCGGAGTCAAGTACAGTAACTTGAACAGAGTCAGCAGAAGTGACCATGTTCACACCTGCAGCCTTCAGGTTGAACTGAATGATTGCAGCAGCGTTACTTGCGCCACCGTCAACCAGTGAGTCAACGTCAGTGCTGGTGCCTACATCAAGCGTTACGGAGGAGTTGCCAGAAGCCTCAAGGACTTCAAGCGCACCACCGATTACCATTGTATCTGCGGGCAGATCAATCATCTTGACAATATCAGCCCCAGCAAGGGACGTGTTATCAACCGCGTCGTAAACCGGAGAGGTGATAACATACGGGCGAGGCAGGTTAGCCGGATGACCAACGGTTCCTCCACCGGTAATGGTACGATCATAAGTAGCCATTTATATATCTCCCCTTACGCAAAGTCGATGACGCCGCGAACGACAGCTTCTGGGCGCAGAACTTTGCGACCAAAAACGTGCAGACCACGAATAACGTCAGAGAACGACTCAGTTGAACGAACCACTTCGGTCTTAGCAATGTGCGAAGCAGTGGAGGTGGACGACATGTGACCAGCGAGAATTACATTCTCAGAGGCGTCAGTTGCCACACCAGACAGAGTTACCTGATCGGTACCTGCTGTTGAGTTAAGCGCAGTAGACTTGTAACAGCGGAAACCAGCAAGGGTGCCCGGAATAGCAAGACCGTTACGCAGTGGAGAAGTAGCGTCACCAGTTACCTGAACTTCAGCCATCTTGTTTCCGGCTTGGAACATCTTCTCGTAGAAGATTGGTGGTGCTACAAACCAACGATTCTCTTCTGGCACAGACTGATCGTCCAGTGTACGTGCCATCAGCAGCATCAGGTTGATGCCAGCATCGTCAGTTTCTACGTTGATAGGAGCGGATGCAGTACCCAGCGCACTGTTTGTNGTGGTAAGACCACCTGACAGTGAAGCGTCGTCAGCACCAGCGATACCTGCGCCATCAGAGATAGCTTGCAGGACGTTTGCATCGTACTTACGCTTCAGAGCAAATGCACCTGATGAGGTAGCAAGTGCTTCAAAGTTTACGTGCGAATGCCGCTCTTCGATGTCGTCAATCTTGAACGCGAAAGCGTTTGCGTTATCGACAACCATCGTGATTTGATCGTCAGCCAAGTCTTGTGCGTTTACGACGGAACCCCGTGTATACGAACTGACTGTGACTGTTGGTTCTTTGATGATGCGAACCGTGTCGCCAAAGTTTTCAATTTCGCCCGCGTAGTCGGTGTTTGTAATATCTTCTACAACCGAAGCACGACGGAAGAACTTGAGAACCTTTTGGCTAAAGATTTCCGGTGCAAAATTACCGGAAGGCAGGTTACCATAACCTGCAGCAGTACCAAATGCCATTGGTTCTTTTCCTTCCCTCTGTTTGAGGATTAGTTGTTAGGGTCGATCCGTCCCTCTTGACGTGCGGCGTCTAATTCGCTTTCCAGCTTTTCAAACTCCCACGGCTTGAGACTACGGATTTCAGAAGCCTTCCANATGCGAGTATCTCCACTTTGTTCAGATGCAATGTCCCTAGCTTTNGGGGCACGTACTGAAGTTGCAGCGTCGGTCTTCGCCTTGTTAGTCTTCTTTTTTGAGATTCCTGCGTCTGCTTTGTACAGATCAAGAACTCGTGAGGCCCAACGAGCGTCGGTATTGTTTTTGTAAATACCATCCGAAATGGATTCGGGTTGCTCTTCAAGCCAAGCTAAAAACTTTTCGTCCGATTTGATCTTATCGAAGTCAGGATGATTAGCTGTTAGTTCGCGGTAAGCAGCCTGTACTACCGTTTCCTTCTCGCGCTCTTTAATGACTTCCAATTCTTTTTGGAGTTCGGTGGTGCGTTCACTGGCTTGCATTGCTGCTACAGTTTCTACAACTCCGTACACGTCAGGATATTGCGCTTTGAATTCTTCCAACTCTTCAACTGTTTTTGGCATAGGCACGTTTGCCTGTTTTGTTGCCGCTTCCAGTTGTTGTTTTTCCGCCTGAAACTCTGCTAGTTTAGCATCGTAATGTCGCTTCAAGTCATCGTATCGTTTTTTGTAATCGTGATCCGGTTTCTCTTGCGTCGTTTCTACAAAGCTAGTAGATTCAGGTTGGTCGGTATCGTCGCTTGCTTCTACCTCCGGGGTATCGTCTTCGTCGTCTTTGTAAACGTCTTCACGATAGTTGCCTTTGTAGAGAGTATCGCTATTGATAGTTCCGAAAGAGTCGTTCGGTTTGTTGGCTCTTGCGCCACGTACTTGTTTTGCCATTTTATTACCTCTGGTTAGCGGGGCTACTTTGGCTTGTAGGTAGCCGCTCCGGTTGTGTCGGGGCCGTTGTTAACGGGTAGCCGACGAATCTCTGCGTCTTTGTTGCTCAAGAAAGTATCTGGGATACTCTGTTTCCGCATCTACTTGTAGTAAGTTACGATCTAG